CGTTGAGTTTATCAAATATCTTTTTACCATACTTGTAAAGGAATACTTTTCCTTCGTTTTCTGGATTACTTGGATCCTTGATAACATAAATGTTAGAGATAAAAGATAGTCTACGCTTTTGCTTTCTAGCTTTATCTTTATTAGCTTCAATACCAGAGTTCCATAACATTGAGTTATATTCTGATACTGGATCTTTTTGACCTAAAGTAGTCAAAGAGTTTTCAATAAACCATCCACCAGGTCCTTGGAATCCATGATCCCAAATTCTAACAAATGGTACATCCTCACCCTGTGGTTCTGGTAAGAACCTAATCACAGCATATCCATTTCCAGCTTTATCCACTTCTGGTTTCCAAAAGCGTTCATCTGGACCTGGGCCTGATTTTTGGTTGAGTTTATTTAGTGAAGCGGTTAGCTTATCGAAGCCTTCCGTACGGTTGCGCTTGAGTGCGCTGAATGAATCTGACATAGTATTTCTCCTGTATTGCGTCGTATTCGTTATATCGCGTTATATTAATTAAATGTAGAAAGAATAATCTCTCTATACTTATTTATGTCAACATTGAGAAAGGGACTGTATTTTGTTGCCTTCATTTTTATATCTGGCCACATAATATCGTCTGCTAATTCCTTATCCCAATATGTAAACATTTTAACACATCTATCAATTAAAGTCAACGTTTCTATGCAAATATCTTTTCGCATGTATAACCTTAACAGATAAGGGTGCTCGTTTTTAGGAACAATAATGTTTTCATTAAAGTCCTCTTTCATCTTACTTAGGTCATTCTTAAAGACATAACTAAGAGATTGCATACGCTTCTTATATTCCATGTATGTCTCATTAGCTTTATCTTCTCTGATATCACCTATGTAAAAATCATCATTACTTATAAAGTTAGCTAACATAAAGTCTATTGGTTCCTTTTGTTTGCTTAGTTTATAAAAAAAGTATTTGTCTTTTCTGGTTTCAAATGTAGTACGCCATGCTCTAACCTTACCATTGTATTTAAAGAAGTCATAGTTCTTGTCACTAAAATGAGACTTTAGTGCTAAGTATTTTACATATGCTTCATAAGGATCCACTTGCTTTATTGTTCCTCTAATCGACTGGTAGCCTTGATTTCTTTTCGACAAGGTGTAGCTGTTCTGCGTTTTCATATAATAGTGCTTTCAATTTTTGGTTTCTTTGTATAAGAGATGCAATAGTTTCTGGTTCTATCTCTTCGTTTTGAGCTAGGAATTCTTGTACAGCTTCGTAATGGTTTATTGTTCCATTAGACTCTTCTACTACTTCATTAATTACTTTAGCAAATGCTGTACTACTTACTACCTTAAGTTCTATTTTCTTTTTCATAATAATTCGTAATCCATGTTGTATAGTTTCTTTCTATACTTCTTATATGGATCTTGGTTCCTAATTCTTATTGTGTTAATTAGTTCAGCAGCTTGTTTTTGTTTTGTTGACTCTTGTCTAATATACCATGGATCTCTTTTAGGTGTTTTGATTACTAATCTTTTATCATCATCATTAGATAACAAATCATAATCCCATTCTTTTACACCAGGTCGACCTATGCCAAGAAAGAATTCTCCATCTCCGTGCCTCACTCCCTGAAACTCTAAATCATAACCACCTGTAGACCAATAACATTCTCTTGTCATTATCCAACAGTTGGGATGTGTTTTATATTTTACTATACCTTTAGGACATAGTAGTTCATACTCAGACATCTCTTCTGGTATTTCCATATCTCCTTTTGGAACATAATACATATTGTCTTCTAACTTCTTATGGAATCTTAAGTATTCAAATAAACCTTGTGACTCATAAGTATCGGCATCCATCATAAACATCCAATCAGTCTTACAATGCTTCACCCCGATATTTCTACAAGCATGTGAGTTGAATCCATAATCATGTTTAACATCTATACCTGTAAGATCAAATCTTTCTCTATGAACAGCTATAGTCTTTTTAAAGAATTCTCTATTCTGTTCATGTCCATCATTAATTACAATGACTCTAGGAATAAAGTTATACTTTTGTACCATCCTATTATAGAATTCCATTTGATTATACAAATGATTCTCTTGGCCGTACCAAGTAAAGATAACAGTTATGTCATTGTAGTAAGGATATCTTTTAGCCATTTTCCATTTGATCCTTTTCCATATTCCACAGATAACTATATTGTGTTTCTTCATATCCTTCGAACCAAGGACCACCGTCTGTGTAATGTATTGCTTTTGGATTCTCTAAATGATAATAGTCATCTAAACAATTCCACTCTAAAGGTAATGAACCTATCTCTTCATCTTTTAACCATCTGAGTTGATGAAAGTCTAATCCAGGTCTATGATTGTTTAAGTAGTCTGGTGTTAGTACTGAGTTAGAAGGATGTTCATTATTGAACCATAAAAAGCTCGCCCAGTTTTTTCTATAAGCTCTGTGTTGAGGTATACCATCCATTTTTATTTGACTGTTAGGAATGTATCCTGGATGCTTAACAACATATACTGCTTTGTCTGGATCAAAGTCTTTTACAATTGATTCTGGATCTTCTAAGAAAAGAAAATCACAATCACAAAATAAAGACCATCCTTTGAAATCACTTAAGAAAGGAACCCAGAATCTTGAGAAAGTAAAGTCAGTTGACATTGGCTCTCCCCAGTCTCTTGTATAAGTTTCTATATCTTTAGTGTAAAGTTTATTTACTTTTATATCACTACGTTGCTTAATAGAGTATTCACATACTTCGTATGCTTTAACTTCTCTCGGATCGTAGCCTATGAATATTTGGTTCGCTGAGGTAGTACTCATAATCTCTCCTTAATTTTTCTCTCTTCTCAATTGACATTTGAAATAATTCTTCTAGTGCATCTGGATTAAAGTCAGTATAGTATTCAAATCTTACACACCATGGAAATGCTTTTTCAGTTAAAGGTTTCTTACTAAAGATTACCATTGGTAAGCCAAGCATCCTAGCTATCCACATATGTGCTCCATGATAACCAACAACACCTCTTGATCTAGCCATTACATTTATTACATTCTGCATTGGATCTCTATAGTGAACATATCTTAATCTCCAGTTACGTTTCTCTATAAGAGCTCCTACTTTTGGCCATGCAAATCCACTTGGTGTATATGCTAATGGATCCTTCCATGCCTTGTGCTTATCATACTCATCCCAAGTCTCTTTATGTTTGATACTTGTTACCATTGTAACATTACGCCATTGCGAGTGTCCATTATTACCATCATTCCAACCATGCGCTGCAAAACGCAAGTTATGACAATGAAAGTTATCTACTAGATAGTTGTCATGGTTATAATTTAACTTACTATCATATACATGTTCAATTATTACATTCCAAAACTGAGGCTTCTCAAGAATGTTATATGTAAGATCAATCCAGTCTTGAATTGTCTCACTATCATACTCATTATACTTTCTTGGTTTATCATAAGGCCAATGGAATCTTAGTAGAACATCTGTACTGTTCTTTTCTGCTATGTTCATTGCATAAGAGATAGGAGATATAATATCTCCATAACCTATCTTACCTTTCCAGTTTATTACTAATGGATCAGCTTGTGTATGTACAAACTCTTTTCTATAATTAGTGAATGGCGTATCTAGTTTCAGTGGTGTAGGTGGATTGTTAGGCATTCATTTCTCTCATAATTAGGTGATATCGTCGCCCCTCGTTTGTACCCTCGCGCGAATATCCGACAAACCTCCCGCTCTGCGTCTGTCTTTCCACTGCCTACTATTACCAGAGTTAGTAGGCGAATATGGTAGCATTATACTTTGGTTCACTACTAAAGTCAACTATTTTATCCCCATGAAAAGGACATTGTTGCTCTTTCTCCAAATACTACCGGCGTATGCCAAGTTCCGTTCCTGATATATATAGCATCTCCTGGTTGTAGAGTGTAAGAATGATGCTTTTTCTCACCATAAGGACTCTCTACACAATAAGCTATTTCATTCCACATTTGTACTATTATAACATCCATTTCATCTCTATGTCTACCATAATGATGTCCGTCTTGTCTCCAATTAGCATAAATGTGTGATTGAGATATACCATAATGTTGTTTCATATACTCATGTGTCCATTTAAAGTCTCCAATGAAGTCTCCTCTGAACTGTAGCCATCTATTATTATAGTTAGCATCATCTTCTTTTGTAAGGTAGTTCTTTTCTTTAGCATAGAAGTATTGATTTGCAACATCCAATGCAGTAGGATTAACATGTATAAAGTTTTTCATTACAATAAAACCTTGTTCGTATCCTTCTTCTAAATCAAGGATTGCATGTTGATCTATTTTACCCTCAAACTGTTTCATTTCTTTGCA